GTCGACAGCATTGGTGGCGTTGAGCTCTCACCACTCACTTCCTGTGGTTGGGTTGTCCGGGTCAGGCTCCTCATCACGACCCGAAGGCTGATTCGTTACTGAACAACTTCCAACCGGAACTCATGCGATTGGCCACTCTGGTGAGCAGCAATTGGAAGGGATACTCTCACACTCTACCGCAGAGCATTGCTCGGGTGTTGGGTGTGCCCAGTTCCAATCCCATCGAGGGACGATTGTTGGTCATGCGAGGCTTGAAGCCTTCGTTGCCAGTTATTTGTGCCAAGGACGACACGGTCAAGGCTCTGCGCTCCCTGGGCTATCAGGCCTACACTCCCGGAACGGCTCAAGGTCGTCGTTGGCCACGCGTACAGTTGCTGATTGATGCTTCACTCGTCGATTACATGGCCGCTGAGCATTTGGTGTCTGCCATTTGTCGCACCTCCGGGGATCTGTTGTTCTGCATCAGTGGGATGCCTGGAGTCGAGCGGAACATGCGCTCTCACCCTCTGCTGGGCGCGCTCTTGAAGAAGGGTACTTGGTCCTTCTTTGAGAACGTGATGCGCAAGTTCAAAGTGACCATTGAGCACTTGCCGAACATTCACGAGATTCGAGAGGCTCGGGCGGATGCTCTGGTCCCTGCACCTAACGCTGCACAAGTGTTGGAAGCTGGCCACGCCGGTGAAGCCTACGTCGAGAGCTCGCCACAGTCCCGGATGGGCCCTTGGATGGCTAGCCTCTACGTCGACGCGTTGCCGCTGCACTTAGCCGAACCCGAAAAGGTGGACTTGGCGACATCAGCGCTTGCGCCAGACCGAGTGCAGTTACCTCTGTGGCATGAGGACGCTTTGGAAGTCACGTGGATTAGCACCCACATCGAGCGCGTGAGCCGGGAGTTCCATTCCATCGCCGGCATCAGCAAGTTGTACGATGACACGCGGTACACGGATCCTGCTGCCTTTATCTTCCCGCGTCACCGTGCTAATGACCCAGTTCTCAAGGCCGCTACTTGGCGTAAGCGCTTGGTCCCCAGCTCTTTCGATCGCACGGAAGCCGATTTCGTGGCCCGTGAGCATGTCGGTTTTTTGCTCTGGACCGCGTTTAAGGACGCTTTGCGCCTACCGGAATCCTTGCCGGCGCCCGAAACGTCGGAGTACTTGGACTGCCTGTATGAACAAGCTTCCGCTCGCTCAGACGGCAACACCGCCGCTCGAATGCTGGTTTTGGAGGAGAGAGCCGATCCGGACTTCCCCGATAATTTTGTCCATCACTTCGTCAAGGCTCAAATCAAGGGGAAGATGGAGTGCAAAGACCTCGAGGAGCCCAAGGCCGGTCAGTCATTGATGCAGGGTAACGAACGGATTGTCGCCAAGTTTGGAGCTTGGTGGCGCCTTGCCGCTCGGCGGGTTCGGGAGCATTTGCCCGACAATGTGTACATGCACATTGGGAAGACGTTGGGTCAGTTCGATGAGTGGGTGCGCAATCACTGGCGTCCTGGGGACCTTTGCACTGTCAATGACTATACGGCATTCGACTCCACTCAACAAGGCGAGAGCGTCGTTCTGGACAATTGCCTGTTGGCTTGGGTCGGATGTCCCATTGAAGTGCGAGAGGCTTACGCTTATTGGAAGACCCACATCGTGAGTGATCAATTGGGCGTGACTCCAGTGCAGACTCACAGGGCCACCGGAGAAAGCGGGACCTGGCTCGGCAACACCTTGTACAACATCGCTTGTGTGGCTTTGTTGTATGGCCCCAGAGCGCTACATCACGGCGCTTGGTTGTTTGGAGGTGACGACATGGCTACTGACCAGCATGTTCTACCAAGTTCAGCTGGTCTCACCCTCTATACAAAGCACATCAAGACCGTCAGCAAGACCCACCATCCAATAGTGGCGGACTTCTGCGGTTG